ATGTCCGCCATCCTGCTCATCCCGCCATCCGCTGAGCCGTGGACGCTGGCGGAAGTGAAAACCTTCCTGCGCGTCGAGCATGACGATGACGACGCCGTCATCGCGGCGCTGATTGCAGCCGCGCGCGGCCATGTCGAGGCCTTGAGCCGGCGCGCGCTGCTGGTGCAGCGCTGGCGCTTTGTGCTGGATACGTGGCCCGACAACGGCCGGCTCGATCCGCGCACCGGGCCGCTGCGCAGCGTGATCGCGGCGCGGGTATTCGATGTTGCCAACAACCCGCACAGCATCGACGTCGAAACCTTCGTGGTCGATGCCGCCGCCAATATCATTGCCTCGCCGTGCTGGGCGATGCCGCTGCCGGGCCGCGTCACCGCCGGCATCGAACTCGACGTCGAGCTCGGCTATGGCGCGCTCGCGAGCGATGTGCCGGATGCCTTGCGTCATGCCATCCGCATGCTGGTGGCGCACTGGTACGAGAACCGCGGGCTTGCCGCGATCGGCGGCAATGTCGCGATGCTGCCGGCGGGCGCCGGCGCGCTGATCGCGCCCTATCGGATGCTGTCGCTATGATCGATCCGGGCAGATTGAAGACGCGTCTCGCAATCCAGGCGCCGGTGGAGACCGATGACGGGCAGGGCGGCGTCGCGCGCAGCTATACGACGCTGACGACGGCATGGGCCGAGGTCACGCCATTGACGGCGCGCGGCGGCGGCGCCGACGTGCAAGCCGATGCCGAGGGCGCGACGGTGAAATGCCGCATCGTCCTGCGCAGCAATTTCGTCCTCACCTTGCAGCATCGCCTGGTCGACGGCGCGCGCATCTACCGCATCGCTGCGATCCGCGACGCCGACGACCGCCGCTTAATCGCCGTGGATGCGGAGCTGCGGGTGGAGTGAGGTTCTTCCGTCGTCTCCGCGAAGGCGGGGACCCATACGTCGTGTCGTCTCGTTTCGGCATTCGGGCAACGGCCTTCTGCAACATTCGACGCCAGGGATTATGGGTCCCCGCCTTCGCGGGGACGACGGAATCACTTGTGCAAGGATCACCCCCATGCCAGCTGCCCATGTCGCGCTTCGCTCCGCCATTCATGACGCGCTGGTCGCCGACACCGCGCTCGCCTCCGCGCTTGGCGGCGCCCATGTCTATGACGAGCCGCCGCGCAATGCGGCGTTTCCCTATGTCACGCTCGGCGAGGCGCGCATTGTCGATGCTTCTGCCGATGACGGACCGACCCAGGAGCACCAGCTGACGCTGCATGCGTGGTCGCGGCACGGTGGCCACCGCCAGGCCCATGTCATCACCGGCGCGCTGCTGCAGGCGCTCGACGACGCGCCGCTTTCGCCCGACGGACACCGGCTGGTCAATCTGCGGTTTTCCATCGCCGACATCCGCCGCGAATCCGACGGACGCACCTATCACGCATTGGTGCGGTTTCGCGCCGTCACCGAACCCGCAAGTTAAGGAGCACTCATGGGCGCGCAAAAAGGCAAGGACCTTCTGCTCAAGATCGACGGCGGCGCAGGGTTCATCACGGTGGCGGGGCTGCGCAGCCGCAGGATCGCCTTCAATGCCGAGCTGGTCGACATCACGCATGCGGAGTCGGTCGACCGCTGGCGCGAACTATTGGCCGGCGCCGGCGTCAAGCGCGCCTCGATCTCGGGGCGCGGGCTGTTCAAGGATGCCGGCTCCGACGCGCTGGTGCGGCAGGCATTCTTCGACGGCGCGGTGAACAACGCCCAGGTGATCGTGCCGGATTTCGGCACCATCCAGGGCCTGTTCCAGATCTCCGCCCTCGAATTTGCCGGCGAGCACAATGGCGAGGTGACGTTCGACGTGTCGCTGGAATCGGCCGGTGCGCTGACGTTTACGGCAATCTAAGCTGCCGTCCCGGCGAACGCCGGGACGGCGAGGAGTTTATCATGCCCAACAAATACCGTGGCGAGATCGAGGCCGAGCTCGACGGCGACCGGCACACGCTGGTGCTGACGCTGGGCGCGCTGGCGGAGCTGGAGTCCGCATTTGCAGCGGACGACCTGGTGGCGCTGGCGGAGCGTTTCGGATCGGGACGATTGTCCGCGCGCGACCTCGTGCGCATCATCGGCGCCGGCCTGCGCGGCGCGGGAGCAACCATCAGCGACGACGAGGTCGCGGCGATGAGCGTCGAAGGCGGTGCGTCCGGCTATGTGCGGATCGCCGCAAGTCTGATCGCCGCCACCTTCGAAGACACGTCGCGGCCCGCGCCATGATCAGGCCGTTCCCATGGGCGGACGCGATGCAGTTTGGATTCGGCGTGCTGCATCTCTCATCCGAGGCGTTCTGGAACATGACGCCGCGCGAACTGGCGCACGCCATCATCGCGGTGCGTGGCCGCGCGCCCGCGCCGATCGAGCGCGGCGATTTTGACGCGCTGATGCAGGCGTTTCCGGACAAGGCACCACGTCATGGCTGACAACACCGATCTCTTGAGCACGTCGAGCACGCTGGACAGCTTGAGCCTGAAGACAAAAGACCTCACCGCCAGCGCCGGCGGGTTCGCGCGGGCGATGACGCAGGCGTTTTCAGCTTCCGTCACCGGCGGCAAGCAGTTCGACGACGTGCTGAAGTCGCTCGCGCTTCGCATTTCCGATCTCGCGGTGCGCCTTGCCTTCAAGCCGCTGGAGAAATCGCTCACCACCGGAATCTCCAGCCTGCTGTCGGGATTGACCGGGGGCGCCGGCGGCGCGTCGTCGTCGTCGCTGACCGCGGCCTCCGGCGCCATAAAGCCGTTCGCGGCCGGCGGCCTGATCGGCACGCCGACGTATTTTCCGCTTGGAAATGGCGGTGTCGGCCTCGCCGGCGAAGCCGGTCCCGAAGCGATCATGCCGCTCAAACGCGGCGCTGACGGCCGGCTCGGCGTATCGGGCGGCGGCGGCAATACCATCAACGTGCAGATCGCAACGCCGGATCTTGAGAATTTCCGCCGCTCGGAAAGCTACATCACCGGGCAGATCGCGCGTGCAGTGGCACGGGGCCAGCGGAGCTTGTAGTGCTGTCGTCCCCGGACGACATAGTGCGGAAACCATCATGTCCTTCCACGAAATCCTGTTTCCGCTCGACATCGCGCTGCGCAGCGCGGGCGGGCCGCAGCGGCGCACCGAGCTCGTGACCTTCGGGTCGGGGCGCGAGCAACGCAACGCGCGCTGGGCGGATTCGCGGCGGCGCTATGACGCGGGCTATGGCGTCAAGACGCTGGAGGCGCTGCAGGCGGTGGTGGCGTTCTTCGAGGAGCGCCGCGGGCAGCTATATGGCTTTCGCTGGCGCGACCGGCTCGATCATTCAAGCGCGGCACCCGGCGCGCCGCTCTCGGCGCTGGACCAGGGCATCGGCAGCGGCGATAGCACGACGGCAACGTTCCAACTGGTGAAGACCTATGGCGCCGGTTTTGCGCCCTATGCGCGCGAGATCAAAAAGCCCGTGGCGGGCAGCGTGCGCGTCGCGGTCGCGGGCGTCGAGGTCGCGGGCACGGCGTTCAGTTGCGATACGGCGACGGGCGTCGTCACGTTTCTCGGCGGCCATATTCCGCCGGCCGGCGCCGCGGTCACCGCGGGGTTTTTGTTCGACGTGCCGGTGCGGTTCGACACCGACTATCTCGAAGTCGATCTGTCGGCGTTCGCGGCCGGCGCGATCCCGAAAATTCCCCTGGTGGAGATCAGGGTGTGACGTTGTAGCCACCATGAGCGCAGCGAAATGCGGGGAGACCGGGGCGTAAGCCGCCCCTGATATCGCTTCGCTCATCCGTGCTACGAGACTGGAGCTGTATTATGCGCCCGATCCCTTCCGCCCTGCAGGCAAAACTCGACTCCGGCGTCACCACGCTGGCGCGGTGCTGGAAGCTTTCGCGGCGCGACGGGGTGGTGATGGGGTTCACCGATCACGACCGCGACCTCATCGTGGGCGGGGTGACGTTTCGCGCCGGGACCGGGTTCTCTTCATCGGAGGCGGTGAGCCGGTTCGACCTCTCGGTCGACGGCGCGGAAATCTCCGGCGCGCTTGCCGACGATTCCCTCACCGACGCCGATCTCGCCGCCGGGCGCTATGACGCCGCGCAAGTCGAGACCTGGCTGGTGGACTGGAGCGACGTCTCGCTGCAGGTACTGATCGCGCGCGGCAGGCTCGGCGAAGTCAGGCGCGAGGGGCAGGCGTTTGTCGCCGAGCTGCGCGGGCTCGCCGACCTGCTGTCGCAGGAGAGCGGGCGGCTCTATACTGCGAGATGCGGCGCCGATCTCGGCGATGCGCGCTGCAAGGTCGATCTGACCAATCCGGCGTTTCGCGGCACGGGTGCGGTCGGCGGCATTGAAGGCACCTCGATCTTCGTCGCCTCCGGCCTCGATGGTTTTGCCGACGGATGGTTTTCGCTGGGCCGGCTGACATGGACCGGTGGTGCGAACAACGGGCTCGCGGTCGAGATCAAGCAGCATCGTCTCGTCGCCGGCCACGCGCGGCTGACGCTGTGGCAGGCGATGCCGGAGGCGGTCGCGGTCGGCGATGCGTTCACCGTGACCGCCGGCTGCGACAAGAGCTTTGCGACCTGCCGCGCCCGCTTCGCCAACACCGACAATTTTCGCGGCTTTCCGCAAATCCCCGGCAACGATTTCCTGCTCGCCTCGCCGGCACAGGGCGCGCCGGGGAATAACGGCCTGTCGCTGGCGCCGCCGAATTTGGGTGGGTAG